CATATACCGATGTTATCCTTACTACTTATGTTGAAGCATATCCCTTGTTAGATAGTGAAGGCAGGGAAACGGGCGATACGGACTGGGTAGAATCTTACGATCTAAACGCTGCAGCCGCTGATATATGGTCAGAGAAAGCTTCTTTAGTTCTAATGTATTATGATTTTAGTGCAGATGGTGGCAAGTATACGCAGTCACAACTTTATGTAATGGCAATGGATAAGGCTAGGTATCATCAGGCAAGACGTAAGCCTTCTTCAAGATATATACACAAACATCCAGTAGAGATTGATACAAATGAAGCTGGTCTTATCTGGGATGAAGCTTATGCTTGGTGGAGGTTGTAAAGCATGGCAAGTATAAAAGCTCTCTGGACCGAGCAAGATATAACAAAGTATGTTACTGTAACAGTGACTGTAAGGATAAGTAAGATGTATACATTCAGATTGTGGTTAGCCAAGTCTTTGATTCATCTCGGTGTATGGATAGCTGGATTGAATTATAAAGAAGAGGTAGTCTAATGTTACCTACTGGTGATTTATCAAGAATGCAGGCAGCGCAACAGGCACATATGCCCGATACGTGCCATCGTGCCGTCTATTCCAGTTCAGCTGATGATTATGGTGCCATCATTGAAGTATGGACTGAGAACACAACCGATATTCCATGCGGCATTGAACAAGGCAATCAACGACAGACAAACGAAAAGATTGAAGATAATATGACTGTTGTAACTTATGATGCCATTGTACGACTCCCTATTTCATTAGCGGAGATATGGGACATCAAAGACAGATTGATATTGACCAAAAGATTTGGAGTTGCCATCACTCCAATTGCATACGGTATTGTTGCGCCAGTAATGCGTGGTCCGAGCGGTATACGTCTTTTACTGCAGAAGATAGAAGTATAAATGAAACCAGGCGTCAAATTCAAACTTACTTTCAATGATAAAGACCTTATGCGTAGATTGAATAAGGTTGAGAAGTCAATAAGAAGCGACGCTGCTGCAAAAGGCTTGCGAGCTGCACAGAACTATCTTATTGCTAATATAAAGACATATTACATTGATAATAGTGGATTGCACGTTGATACTGGTAATCTAATAAATAGTATTACAGAAGATGAGATCCAGCTAGGCAAAACATCCTGGATAACATTCGGTCCACATGCTGTCTACGCTGCAATACATGAATTTGGCGGGGTCATCCGAGCAACTCATGCACCTTATCTTGTGTTCATGATAGATGGTAATTTGATCAGGACAAAGTCTGTAACAATTCCTGCACGTCCATACATAAGACCAGTGATAGATCGTGATGGTGACGAGGCATTGGCTCTGTTGGGCAAGACAATTGGAAGTATAATTAACGGAGAATGGAGTTAGGTATGGCTGCGAACGTTGACAAGGCTTTAGTACATCAAGTGAAAAACAATGCGGGAGTTATTGCACTTATATCTTCACGGTTTTATGCAGTCAATCTACCACAAACAGTTACGCTTCCAGCTGCGGTATATCAATCTATATCAGGTAAACTTATAAAAGAACATGGTGTTGTAACAAGTCTACCTACTCCACGCTATCAAATAACCTGTTGGTCTAATCAGTTTGATGATGTTGTTGAACTTGATATAGCAATCAAAGCTGCAATAGACGGAAAGAGAGGTACTTGGGGCACTGGTACTTATGTAACAATGATCCAGCGATGCCAGGCAGAGTCTGTACCACGTCACGACAGGGACCCTGTTACTGGATTATATTGGTTGTCGCGTGACTATCTTATTATGTGGACTGAGTAAAGGAGTAACAAATGGCAAGACAAGGTGGCTTCGGAACAGTTGTAAAAATTACGGTGACCGCTGCACTTACAGCGATTACCCATGCTCAGGATATTGAGTTTCCTGAATTTGAAAAGATCCTCGCAGACATCACTGGACACGATGCTCCAGGTGGTTATGAAGAAATCATAGCTACTGGAAAGCGCAAGATGAATGAGTTTACCTGCAAACTGACTTGGGATGTTGCAGAGGCAACATTCAATACTGATAATACGGTTCAGATGTCCGTTGAAGATCCAGATGGTAGTGAAGTCATTACCTTCGATGCTCATGTCAGTAAGTTGGGTCGCATTGCAGAACAGGAAGAAGGCTATGTCTGCGATGTAACTATCAAGCCTACTGGCATTCCAGTGATCGGATCATAATATGACAAATACAAATCTAAATGGCAGAACTCCTTCAAGAGAAGTGATCCTCGCTGCTGAAGATCGTGCGATTGAATTTTGCTTAGTACCTGAATGGCCTTGTGATGTTTATGTAAAGAATCTGACAGGTGCTGAGCGTGATGCTTTTGAAGGAAGCTTGCTTGTGAAAGACGGTAAAGGTCGGCGCACAGTTACGTATACCGATCTACGTGCAAAACTTATTGCACGTACTGTATGCGATGCTGAAGGCAATCGTCTATTTACGGATAAAGACATTACCCTATTGACTTTGAAGTCAGCAGCTCCATTGCAACGTATCTTTGAAGTCGCACAAAGACTCAGCGGTCTATCTTCTGATGACGTTGCTGAATTGACTGATGAACTAAAAAACGACCAGAGCGCAGGTTCTACTTCCGTTTAGCACTTGCGCTCGGATGTACAGTCAAAGAACTTTTGCAACGTACAGACTCTTTGGAACTTAGTGAATGGATGGCTTATTATGAACTTGAACCCTTTGGATATTATGCGGATTTCCAGAAACACGCGATGGTCGCAAGTGTTATCGCAGAGGTAAACAGAAATCCAAAGAAGAAGCCTACTCCATACGAAGCAAAAGATTTTATGCCTAAAGAGACTGCAGTAGAAGAGAAGAGCGTATTCCAGAAATTGAAAGATCATATAAAGAGGTTGTCTAATGTCAACGGTAGCGAAACTCCTAGCAAGGCTTGAACTTGATACCAGTGGATTTGCCGCGCAAATTTCAGGTATACACAGTTCTTTAGGTTCAGTCGGTTCTTCAATGACCAACATTGGAGGATTGATTACAAGAGGAGTGACGCTGCCGTTGACTATCGCCGCGGCTGCAACTGTTGCTCTTGCTGCTGATGCTGTAAAAACAGGGGCAGATTTTGAAAAGGCCATGCGTGGAGTGGGTGCTATTGTTGGAGGAACTACAGACGATATAAAAGCTCTGTCCGATGAAGCTCTTCGATTAGGTATGGATCCACATTTGATTGTATCAGCAAGTCAAGCTGCAGGGGTAATGGAAGAGCTGGCAAAGAACGGTCTTACAATGCAACAAATAATGGGAGGAGCTGCTGAAGGTGCAATTGCTTTAGCTAACGCTACTGGAACTGACTTTGCTACGTCTGCTCAAATTGCTTCTACGTCTATGGCGTTATTCAACATTGACGCTAAAGACATGGCAATGGTGGTCAACCAGGTTACGGCTGTTGCGAATGAATCACGATTTACAGCAGAAGACTTTGCTCAGGCAATAGGTATGGGTGGTGCTGCGGCAAAAGCCGCTGGAGTTCCATTCGAAGAATTTGCTGCTACAATTACAGCTTTGTCAACAGCTACATCTAGCGGATCTGATGCTGGTACTTCATATAAAACTTTTTTGACGAGACTTGTACCTATAACTGAAAAGGCTGGCGATACAATGAAAGAACTTGGCATCATTACCGAAGACGGTAGTAACCAATTCTTCGACGCTGCTGGTAATATAAAAAGTATGGCTGAGATCGCTGGAGTACTTGATAAAGCTCTAAGTGATATGTCGGCTGAAGAACGCATTCCAGTACTACATGAGATGTCAAGAGCTGCAATCGGTCTTATGGAAATCGGTGAACAAGGCTTCAAAGACCTAATGACTACAATGGCACAGACTGACGCTGCTGAGAACGCAGCTACACGCATGGATAATCTTGCAGGTGCTATGGAAATCCTTAGTGGCATTGCTGAAGGCTTCAAAATAAAATTCACACAAGCTCTTGGACCTGGAATACGTTCAATGGTAGAAAGTTTTTCAAATTTCCTTACTGCCAATTCAAAAGAGATCGAGCATCTATTTGTTTTCCTTGCGGCTACTGTTTCAGATTTCGGAAAAAGTTTTGGTCCGTGGCTGGATCAGAACGGTCCGAAGATGATTCTTTTCTTTGAGAAGATGATAGCCGCTCTTCCAGATTTTATTGCGAAGCTAGTTGAGATAGGAACAGTTGCCGCTCCGTTTGTTCAAAAGTTATTTGATGCCTTTATGAATGCGGATCCTGAAGCGATTGCAAAGATTATAAGCTCAATTGCAGGTCTTGCAGTTCTTGGTCCGATTATGGTTGTGGTAGGCGGCATCATCACTGGCATTGCTTCATTGATTACCATCATAACAACTATTGCAGGTGCGTTCTCTGGACTTGGAACTATTATTGCTACTGTTGTTGGAAGTATAGGCGCTGTACTTACTGGCGGTATTGTACTTCCATTGCTAGTGATTATAGGGACTTTGGCTTTAGTGGTATATGCCTTTGCGACTGACTTTGCTGGTATCACTACTACTGTTATGCAACTCGGCTCCATTATAAAGATGGTGTTTGGGTTTATAGTTCAAAGTGCCGTAGCAACGTTTACCAGTATGGCTAATGCTGCGAGAGTGAAATTCACAGAAATAATTTCTACTGTTATGAAAGTACGTGCTATCTT